TTCGCCCCCGCATTCGACCAAGAACGCCACGTCAAACCATGCGCCTTTATTCCAGAGCGGCCAGTGTTCATTTCCTTCGACTTCAACATCGACCCGTTCGCAGCCATCTACTACCATCTATGGCGTGACGGTGAAGGATGGCACATGCACATCTTTGACGAAGAGACCATCAAAGGCGGCACGGTGGATGAGATGTGCGACCGTATCCGATACAAGTACGGGGTGAAGATGGCGACCGTGACCATTACAGGTGATTACAACGGCAACAACTCAAATATGGTAACGCCAGACAAGGCATCGGCATACCTACAGATCAAGCGGAAACTGAAACTGACGGATAACAATTTCGACCTTAGACCAAACCCAATGCACACGAATAGCCGCGAACATTGCAACTATGTTCTACATCATTTTCCTGATTTCCGTATTGATCCGAAATGTCTAAATTTGACACGCGACCTGCGAACGGTGGAGGTTGACGAAAACCAAAGCATAAAGAAGCGCGACAGGTCAAAGAGCGAGCAAAGAGCCGACCATCTGGACGCTTGGAGATACGCAATAAACGGCAAGGAAATGCAACGTTGGATAACTGATAACCAAAGAAGGAAATGAGCTGCATCGAATGCACAGACATAACACCCGCCAACATCTGCCTTGACTTCGAGCTTGGTACTATTGCAGGTGGCATACAAGATATTGAAGTACAATTCGAGAATGTATCAGACGGATCACTCCGAATAGTCGAAGTAGAGACGGACGCGAACGGATTGATCACACTGACGAACCTTGAAGCTAACATTATACCGAATGTCATTTATATGGTGACGTTGGTAGGTGATGGTACATTCACGCTTACAGACGGCACTACGGTGACGGGCTGCGTTAGGCTTAACTTCAAACACTACAAGGGATGGAGTTTGCCATAATTGCGCTAACGGTGATGTGCTCTTTGGGCTTTCATTTCGCGTCTGAATATTTGCTCCTAACGTTCAGAGATGAGGATTGGAACGACATATGGCCGCGCCTAACGAAATGGCAGAAGATAGCCTTAAAACCTATTGTAGCTTGTCCTCCTTGCATGGGTTCGATACATGGAACGTTTTGGCATTTCTACTTAGGCGGTGAGTTCTATCTATGGCCTGTTACATGCCTTTCCGTTGTGTTTCTTAATCATATTGCCGTTAAGCTGTTGAAATGAAGTTAAGGACTAAGGAAGTTAATCTATGGCCTGCCGATGAGTGGAAGTTAGACGTGATTGTTGGCGGGTCGTTTGATCAAGTGAATGAGTTTTTTAAATCGCGTTACGGCCTTGAATACGACCAAACAAGAAACTGCGTTTACACGATTGAAAGCGGCACGGACTCTATCCTTGAAGGTCATACGCGTATTGTAATGAGACTTCAAAGCCTTGAAACATCGGTAATGGTTCATGAACTATTGCATGTGTTGTGGCACGCGTCCAAGTGCATAGGATTTGAGATGAACGCAGGCTCACAAGAGTGGCAAGCGTGTATGATTGAAATGCTTTACAACCAATGCAAAGACATAAAGACGTATGACCATCATTGACCGTTACGTTATCAATAGGAGCCGCGAGATATTGCAGTCCAAAACTGAATCAACGGAGCTTGACGCGGACGTAATAGCACGTTACAACTCAATCCTCCGCAAGAAGCATGAACGCCCCGAACTGATACCTGAATTTGCGGACGGCGAAGGGCGTAGGTGGTTCACTTTTCCAAAAGGGGAGGTTCCAGTTGCAAGGATGGCCAAGCTCAAAACGTTCTACGACATACTTAGTCGTGGCCTATCTGGTGAGTTGATAGACCTTGCGTATGATACCCATAACAAGTGCTTAGCCAATGGCGACATAGCAGGCGCAGGTGTGGTAATGCTCGACATGAAACAACTGAAAAGCAATGTCGTTAACATGGACATGTTCATGAACATCATAGCGGTGAGTTATTGCCGTGAGGATGAAGACCCCGACACCATTGCAGATCACATTCACAAGGAAAAGACCGATTTCCTTAAGACCGAAACGGAGGAGGGTCGCTTTTTTTTTCGGACGACCGTATGGAAGGACTGCGTAAAAGCGTTCAATCTTTCCACGGTGGATGCAGAACAATTACTGAACGATTATCAAGCGGAAATGGAAAGGCTCCGAAACAGGTGGTCTATTCTAACTGGCGAGACCTCATTAGATTCGTTTCAAAAGAAGAACTGAATTTCCGTAATTTCGTGCGCACAGTAGCAGGCACTCCCGAACAGTTCAAGCTATGGTGGTCAATGGGGTCAGGAGCGTTCTTGGCTGAATTGAACCACCACATTGACGAACTGATACGAAAGCGGGAGGCAAATGGCCGACAAACTAATACTTGAGTTTCAAGCCAAGACGGACGACCTTGACAAGAGGTTGAAGTCAATTGAGCAGTCAGTATCGGGTATAGCTAAGTCAGCTAAGACCGCAAGCAAGGAAACCGAAAGCGCGGCAAGTTCAATGGGTTCTGCATTCACGAAAGCAGGGGCATTGATAGCGGCATCATTCACGTTGGATGCGGTCATATCATTCGGCAAAGAAGTAGTTGACCTTGCGGCAAAGGCAGAGGGCGTAGAACGTGCGTTTAAGCGCGTTGGTTCGCCTCAATTATTGCAGGGGCTAAGGGATGCGACAAGAGGCACGGTGACTGACCTCGTGTTGATGCAGAACGCGGTTAAGGCTTCTAACTTTGACATCCCTCTTGAGAACCTTGCAAGCCTGTTCAAGTTCGCGCAAGCAAGGGCAAGGGAAACAGGAGAAAGTGTTGACTACCTTGTGGATTCTATCATCTTGGGTATTGGCCGAAAGTCGCCTTTGATTCTGGATAACTTAGGGATCAGTGCGGTTGCCTTACGTGAAAAGTTTAAGGGTATTAGTACAGAGTCTGCAAGTGTCGGGCAGATAGCGGAGGCGGTAGGTGAAATTGCTACGGAGGCAATGGCGGAAATGGGCGACCAAGCCGACACCACGGCTGACAAGATAGCGCAGATAACGACCGCGCTTCAAAACATGAAGGTAGAAGCGGGTAAGCAACTCATATCGGTTGCCAACGCATTATTTGGTGATGAACGCGCATTCGATACACAGGTAAAAGGAACCATTGAATACGCCACTGCAATACGTAACGCAGGGCAGATAATCCGTGACGATTACGAAAGAACGCTAAGAGTGGTTGAAGGCCGCGCAGACCGTGAGCAGGTGCTTGCAGAAGAGGCTAAAGTAAGGGAAACACAATTGGCCAACCTTCGCACACAGCTATCCAATAAGACATCTAAGGAGGTTATTGAGGATGAGAAGATGCGCGAGTTTCTGCTTACAAAAGCGATTGAAAACGCGGTCGGCCTTGACATAATCAATAGACGTTCAGCCAAAGAGAATCTTCGCATATTCAATGAGGACAGAAAGAATCGGATAACGCAGGTCGGGATACTTCAAGAGCAGATACGCACGATTGAGAACCTTGGAAAAGTACAGACCGAAGAGATCGCAGTTGCGAAGGCGCAGATTAAAAACGTGTTCTACTACACGCAAGCGATCAAGGCACTAAAAGACGAGCTTGAGAAAGAAGGCACTACGCGGGAGCGCATAAAGCAGATCCTTAAAGAGATACCGCCTCTTCAAGAAGAATTAGCCCGTCTACTTGGTCAGGAAACCGAAGCGACCAAAAAGGCACGTGAAGAGGTAGAGAAACTTGCGAAGGCTGAAGAAGACAGATGGAAGGCATTGGAGGCGCAAGCTGATGACCGCTTAAAGAAACACTTTGAGGTTGAAGAGTTCATAAGCGACCGCACCGCAAGAGGTCTGCGCGAACAGATGGAAATGGATCTGAAAGCGGAGGTCATCAAGGGTGCAAATGCGGAGGCTACGGCTATGAGTATCGGGCTTGCGGAGGACGACATTATCGCTATCCGTCAGGCATCTATTGATGAGCAGTTGAGGATTGAGGGTGAGTATCGGGCGAAGATTCAGGCTTTGGAGGATGAGGCAGTAGATGCGACCGCAGAAGTAGAGGAAAAGAAAAGGCAATTACGCGAACAGACCGCAGAGGATGGGATTGCATCATTCATGCAGTACGCAGAGGCTGCGCAAAGAGGCTTAAGTCTTATATCGCAAGCACAGGCAAACGCTTCGGCCTATGAGTTGCAAGTGCTTGAAAATCAGTTTGAACGCGGGGCAATTACACGCGAACAATACGATGAGAAGCGCAAGCAGATAATGCGCGAACAAGCCAACGATGCCAAGAACGTGGCTATATTCCAAGGCATCATTAACGGTATTGTGGCAACGATTAACGCATTTAGAGATGGCGGCCCTATATTAGCGGCCATAACAGCAGCATTGGTAGCGGCAGAGGTCGCAGTAATAGCCGCTACGCCAGTCCCCGCATTTGCAGAAGGTGGCTATGTAGACGAGAAAGGCTTGTTTGTAGGGCGTTCGCATAAGCAGGGAGGCATAACAATTGAAGCAGAGGGCGGTGAGTTCATAACTTCAAAAGGTATGGCTAAAAAGTACGGTCATATAGTTGAGGCCGTGAACAAGGGAACGATTGAAAAATTGATAGCAGAAACGTATGTTCGCCCAGCGGTGGACGCGGCAATGCTTAATGGTTTTGCAGACATGGGTAAGTCGGCCATCATACAGGACAAGTTCAATGACATGAATTTGCTTCGAGCAATAGACAGGCATAGAGACAGCGAAGTTCAGGAGCTGCGGCTAATGAACATGCTACTTGCAAAATACGTAAGGCAACCAAAACGAGGCTATGCTTGAGTTCATACTTGACGGAAATAAGGTAACGGAACCAGAGGGTCTTCGCGGCCTTCGACATCGGATATACTTTAACGCGGGGCTGAACGGATACCTTGAGCAGTTCGATGGTGACGTGGCATTTTACGGTGACGAATACAAGTACCTACGGAATAGGTTATTTGTTGACGGGTGTGCTATAAGTACAGTCGTTATCCGAAACGGAATAGACACGTACACGGGCAACATCTTTTTGAATGATGCGGTATGGCGACCCGATGAATCAAAGGTCACCTGCGAGGTTGTTGACGCTTCTTTCCTGTCATTGATCGACAACAACAAGGACATCAAGTTTTATCTGAACGTGCCGAGGTCAAAGAATGACGTGGACATTACCGCGTCAACCGTTACACAAACAGGCCTGATATTCAAAGAGCATGAAATTGGAGTAGATACGCCAACACCCGCCAACAGGTACGGGGTTCGTGTCTATGACGCTTTCAAGTTTCTACTCGCTGCAATGTCGGACGGTGAAATGGGATTTGTATCTGACTACTTCAACCCAGAGACAAACCCAAGCGACCCGACCGAGCCAAGGAACCCGACACTGGTAACAGGCTACTCCGTTCGGTTAGGATCGAATGTAAACCCAGATGACGACATTTGGCCTTATCTGTCTTGGATGCAATTGTATGAGGATGTAAACAAGCTATACAATATCAGTTTTAGCATTGAGTACGTTAATGGCGTGCCTACGTTAAGGATTGAGCCGAGGTCATACTACACGTCCTCCGCTTCATTGCTTACCCTTCCGAGTGCTAACGGAGTAGAGCAGTCTTGCGTTCGTGAAAGCTATTACCAATTGATGAAGTTTGGCGACCCCACAGATGCAGAAACGTTTGCATTTTATCGCCCTATCACATTCAGGGGTTGGACGGAAGAAGAGTACCATTTAGGTGGTCGATGTAACACCACTGAAATACTTGACCTTCAGCTAAAAACACTCATCATAAACACGAATGCAATACAGGGTACACTACCTTACGGAGCAGGGCAACCACAGAATCAGATAACCCCGCCTTTTGAGACGTACGATGAGGATACTTTCCTTGTAATATTTGATGGCAATAACGAAACCATTGTAAATACTACACCCGCATTTCCCGCATATCAACACTACAATTCGCGACTGTTCAATAGCGATGTAGCTGACCGATGGGTGGGCGCGGTTCCGTTCCCCATATTCCTTTTCTTAGGCGCAAATCAGAACGCTGCAAGGGCTGAAATAGTAACGACCTACACGCCAACGTATGTAACAATTTCGTCTATTACGGAGGGAACATTCCTAACGTTTCCATCTACTACTTTTCCGAATGGGTTTGACCCGAACGGCAACATGAGTTTGTCGGGCGCAAACTACTCGCTTGCTCCATCAGTGGTGTATAATAGCGGAAATACTATCTACACTTGCCCTATCAATAGTATCTATACCGTAAGCGTAAGGATACTATTGCCCAACGGATTGGATTACGCATTCATATCAAACATCTTCATTGTTAGGTTTGATTCTGTCAACGCATTAGGATTAGAGTACATTGCCGTTCCCATTGGTGGCTTATCCTTTCAGGGCGGTATCTGGATATGGGAAGGCAGCCATACATTCTACTGTGATGCAGGTGATCGCCTATCAATAATGACCATCAATACTCAGGGCATACTGTTAGGTAGTTCATTTCAGGTCAACGAGGAATTTGAGATTACTAAAACGTATGACGTTGAAAGCAACTGGCTATTCAAGTCAGAGTTCAAATACCCTATACCTGCTACATGGTGGAGACAGTTTAGAAACAACTGGCATTCACTGATTCAGGCAACGTACAATAGCGGTCAGGCTTTCGGATATATTGACGAAATTAGCCGACCTATTTACGAAGGCGATGCAGAGGTTTCAATTGTATCTAAATTCGCAGACGTTACAAGATGAACCCGATACCCTACCAACCTTTACCTGTTGATTATCGCACTAACTGCACATTGGCGCAGTATGGAGGGTGGATTCAATTGATAGAACTAAGCGACCTTACGCAGGTTCAATTCACCATTGACGCTTGTGCCTCGTTCATGAACATGGTGCTCAATCCTACGTTCGTAAGTGGTTCAACCAACTGGAACCCGTCAGGAACATGGGATTTCAGCGGAAACAAGGCATGCAGCGCGGTCGGGTCTAATGATTATATACAGCAGAGCTTCACACTTCCGAACGGCTACATATTGCAGCTTGTGGTGGACGTGGAAATGTTCGCGGGGGTTGTTGCCGTGTCCACCAACTTAGGGCTGATAGGGCTACTCACAACCACAGGAGAAACAACCATTGCATTCAATAGCAACGGGGCAACGAACATCAACTTTTTCGTCAATAGCAATAGCGCAGCATGCTTGCGAAACATTAGATTGAAGGCGATAAATACCCGCTTTCGTGTTGACCTACAAACACCCGATGGAGACACTGTTACACCAGACATTGCGGCCACGTTCAGCGTTACCCGCAACTTTCTGACAGTATCATTCGACTGGAATACACTGCTTGCAACTACTGGCTGTTACCGCCTTGCATTCTTTGACCCATGCCAATGTGATCAGTTCGGATTCATGGGCGATGACTTCATTATCGGGGGTGGCGCAACTTCTACGCAGATCATACTTGTGTCGGGCGAGGGTGGCGTTCCCGCTGATGGAACGATAACAGCCATAAACACAACGGGGGCGGCCTCACAATCACAGTTCAGAAAGACGAATGTCATTTGCCCGAACGTTGCTTATACGTTCACTTACACAGTTACAGGTCTGAATGTAGGCGATGACTTCCAACTTCGGGCAGGGATAGCCAACGGCACAACAAGGGCAACAGACGGCACATATACAGACGTATTAACGTCCGCACATTCGGGGGAACTTCCAAGTGATCTACGGTGGATATTCGACTTTCCAGCTGATAATCTTACGGGCGTGACGATTACCGATTTCAGTATGGAGGCGGTAGAGCCTACGCCAAGTTATGCTACCGTTCCATTCAAGCTGATTGATGACGGAAGCTGCACTATGTATTTCAACGCGTGTGGCGACAGGGATCAGTTCAATATGGGGTTTCCTGATACTGGATTCAGTCCTAAGATTAGACTGGAAGGCACATTAAGGGGGAATGGGTACGATGGTGAACGGTCAGGGTATGAGTTCAGTACTGGCAAGAGAATAGTAACCCATATGCGCACAAGAAAGCTATTTGAGTTCGGATTCAGATCGCCCGAATACGTGCATGACTTCATGCAGTTATTGCGCGGATTCGATAACACTTACGTCAACGACATCGCGGCCTACGCGGAAGATTCAGAGTATCCGTCAATATCTTTAGACAAAGATGTAGACATGGGAGGTGTAGTTTTGAGGTTCAGCAACAGAACAGAGTTAACGGAAAATGTCAGGACGGATTCTACAAGTATTGGCGGGTGTACTGTTCGCGGCACTAACCTTCTTACAACCAACGGCAATAGAAAGCCTACAGGCTTCAACGTGCAAGGAACAAAAACACCATTTCAAACAGGATAACATGGCAGACGGACTTCAGTTACTCGACATACCACAGGCCAACATTGCGGAAATTGACGCGGGGCAATTCGCTTACATAGTTACCCCAGATGGAATTCCTTATCGGGTGGACATTTCTGACCTTGTGGCGGCTGTGAACGAGCTGAACGGATGTCAATGCTTGAAATCTGCAAAACTTTTAATTCCTGCGGCAGAAGTGCAAAATTTAAACAGCGTGTCAAAACCTTTTGGTCTTACCGTTCCAACTGGATACTACGCGAAGCCGATAAGCTGTGAGGTTTTCATAGACTTCAACACCACGCAATACGCCACAAGTGGGAACTTGGGCATAGGGACTATTGGGGGTGGAGATTCGTCAATGGAAACTACGGCCAACGCTTTATATTCAACCATAAGCGCACGTTTTCAATTCCAAGTTACTGCGGCATTTGCTAACGCGGTTCAATTTGCTGACGGACTGGATTTAGAAGTTACTTCACCCGCTAATCCGACAGCAGGAGATAGCGACATTACTCTTTATCTTTTATACGTCTTAGTGGAAATTTAATGCCCACCTTCCTTGAAATCCTGAACGAAAAGGTAAGGCGACTGGAAACCATACCAGATGCCTTGCTTTCGGCTTCACAATCATTTCAAGTAGAAGCGTTCAAGATAGTTGAATCACTCATTCGCGACCTGTCAACAACTGGCGGAAACATAGATATGACCGCCTCGAATCTGACGAAGATAGAGCGCATTGATTCACTGCTGAAAAAGGCAATGGGTGAAGGTGAATATTTACAGGCGGCTATTGCGTTCAAGGATGAAATGGCTAAACAGGCCGCGATAACTTTGGACTATTTCAAGGCTTTGACGGGTGATGAGGTCGCCACAGAGTTCGGGGCTGCATTGGTCAGAACAAGGCAAGCGGATGCGGTGGAATTGATCTTAGGCAGTAGCATGGAGGTAGGATTCGTCAGGCCACTGAAAGACCAACTACTCGCAGCAGTTGCCAATAACGCGGGAATCACAGACACTTACGAGGCACTTCAAACTTTTGTATTAGGCAATGTGGATGTTGACGGTCGGCTATTGGCTTACACGCGAACGTATGCGAGTGACGTTTTCGCAACCACTGATAGGGCGTATACCGCAACCGTTGCCGATGACCTTGAACTTGAATGGTACTTGTTCACGGGTGGCCTAATCAACACCACACGCTGCTTTTGTAAGAACAGAAACGCAAAGTATTACCACCGTACCGAGATTCAGTCATGGGGCAGAGGTGAGAATCTGGGCGTATGCAATACTGGCAAAGGATGGGCGGGTATGGCTAAAGGAACCAATGAAGCAACCATATTCAGCTACTTGGGCGGCTACAATTGTCAGCATGGACTTGGCCCCGTGAGTGTTTCAGTAGTGCCGAAAGCCGACATTGAACGAGCTATCAAGTTGGGTTTTTACGAGCCTTCACAAGTTGAACGGGAGTTGTTGGGATTGTAGTAATTTAGCCGAAGTAAACTAACATCCCGAACAGATGGACATCATCCCGTGCGATAAGATACAGGAGTTTTTAGATAAAAACCCCGTTAAGCATACTCCTCTTTACCTTACGCACGAATGCCCGATTGATGTGGTAAGTGTAAAAGGTGAGATCGGGAATCGAAGTGAAATTTTGGTGCGCAGAAAGGCAAAGTTGAAATGAAAATAGCCATGACCTCCATTGCCCCGCGTCACGCGGTGGGTCATGTGCAGTCCTCCGCTGTTCAGTCATGGATAGATAACGGATTCAAGGTCTATTCGTTCAATTGCCCAACGGAAATAGAGCAGCTTAAAGAGCAATATCCGCACGTTACTTTCGTGCCTTGTCACGGCACTATGCGAGGCGTTTTCAAAGCCCCATACGTGCCTATTTCAGCCTTCATCAACTACGCCAAAGAGCACGACATTGAGCGGGTGCTACTGCTTAACTCCGACATCGTGATAAAGGACGAACAGGGCGCATTGAATCGGTATTTGGATTGGGCAAGTAATGGCCTTGTCATTGCGAATAGGGAAGACCATAATGGTGACTATAAAACGCCTATCCGTTACCCGCATGGTTTTGACGCGTTCATAATTCATAAGAACCATTACGACAGGATACCGACATCAATGTTCTGCATGGGGCAAACATGGTGGGATTATTGGCTACCTTATCGCTTCTTGAAGCAGAACATACCAGTTGTAATTGCTCGTGAAGAGATCTTCTTTCACCATAGACACCCCGTGCAATATGATGGTAAGGAGTGGGTGAAGATGACGCAGCACTTTCAATGGATTGAGGCATACAATGATAAGTTAAAGCCCCAACAAGTGACTGGCGAAGTTTACAACTACATAAGAAGGCACTCGAAATGACAGTGGATATTTTTTGCAGAACGTACCATGCTGACCTAAAATGGTTAGAACATTCCTTGCGATCAATTCATAAGCACGTAACAGGATACCGTAAGATTGTTGTCGCTATACCTAACGCGTCCATGCTATCACATTTGACGGCTGAGTCAGTCGTTCAAGTAGAAGACCTGCCAGACGGGTACATTGGGCAACAGTTCACGAAGATGAACGCGCACCTTTATACCGATGCGGATGCGGTTATCTTTTGGGATAGTGATGTGATAGCTTGCGAACCCGTGGACGTTTCGGAGTGGGTAAAGGATGGCAAGCCTATCATCTACAAAACGCCATACGAGCGCACGGAAACACCGTGGAAGCCGATAACTGAAAAGGCGGTAGGTTTTCCAGTGGCTTACGAATACATGCGTAGGATGCCATTGGTTTACCGTACAGACACCTTGCGTAATGCTTGCGCTCATGTCGAGGCGACTCATGGAATGACATTGAGGCACTACCTTAAACTTTGCCCACATCGTGCATTCAGCGAGTTCAATGTATTGGGTGCGTATGCGGAGAAATTCGAGGCTGATAAATACCACTTCATTGACACGGAAACCGTGCACATGCCAAAGAATAAGGTAGATCAGATGTGGTCGTGGTCGGGGTTGACAGCGGAGGACATGAAGAAAATTAACAGCTACTTGGGATGAAGCTAACCGAACTAAAAACACGTTACGACATCGGTAACGTATTGGATGCGATGGAATTGACGGGCGAAGGTGTAGAGGTTGGCGTTGCTTTCGGCGAGAACGCAGAAATCATACTTGACACCTGCCAACTTTCCAAACTTTGGCTAATTGATCCTTGGGATTACGTACCAAACGAGAACCCGAAAGGCTATGCAGATGCAATAAAGGACTGGTTGGGTTGTTATCGGTATTGCCGTGAGAAGTTGGACAGGTTCGGAGCAAGGGCACGAATGATGCAATTCACAAGCGTCAAAGGCGCGGAGTTGTTCAAAGATGAAAGCCTCGATTTCGTCTACATTGACGCTAACCACATGCGGCCTTACATAGACAATGACCTTCATGCGTGGTTCGGTAAGGTCAAGAAAGGCGGGATATTTGGCGGTCACGATTACCACATTGTTGACCGAAACGATTACATTTGTCAGGTAAAGGCCGCAGTAGATGAGTTCTTCGAGGGCAAGGACTATACGCTTCACGTAACGGAGGATGACGATCCGAGTTGGTATATTATCAAATGACAGGCGCAAATCAAGAAAATCCAGATCCACACTATGTGGGTAAGTGGTACTATTTCGGCAAGTGTACACCAAGGCCAATACAGGTCAGTGGATGGCCTAACCCTCCGTACATAGTTTTCAATACGAAAGAAGAGTGCCAAGCGTACATAGACGGCTTAAAGAAATGAAACTACACAAACTCCCGAACGGTAAGCAAGTAGCATTACTTGAAAATGACACTCATATCTGCCCGTGGATAATTCAAGAAGGCCGACTCGATCATGACAGAAATTGTTTGCCATTGCTCGACCCGTACATTCACAAAGGCTTTACCGTTTTAGATGTGGGCTCTTTCGTTGGCGACCATACAGAGTACTACGTGAACCGCGTAGGACGTGAGGGTGAGGTGTATGCCTTTGAGCCTAACGATCGCGCTTTTGATTGCCTTGCCTACAACATGGAGCAGTATAAAAACGTGGCCTGTATTCCATTTGGGATAAGCGACAGTGAACACAAAATAGGCATTTCCCAAAGCGACAACGTAGGCGCAAGTCATGCGATAGATGGCGATAGCATTCAGTGCATTACTATTGACAGCCTAAACGCGAGGCAATGCCACTTCATTAAGATGGACTGCGAGGGCATGGAGTTACGCGCTTTGAACGGTGCTCAAAAGACGATAGCGAAATTTCGCCCGACAATGCTGCTCGAAATCAATCGGGGCGCATTGGAAAGACAAGGAACGTCAGCAGATGAGGTCTTTACATGGCTGAATGAACACGACTACACGTATCGAAACATATACGCAGAACAAGGATTAGAAGATGATCAGTTGGATATACTTTGCTTGCCGAAATGAAAGACCCGAACATACAGACAGGAGTTGTGCATTCCCAAAGCAAAGCGGCTTGGAATGTTATCGGAACAAAGATGGGTGGCAAGTACAAAATAGCGCGAGTACCTTACATTGTTGTGGATGATGCGGAGGTCACAGAGACGAATAAGAAAGAAGCGTTTGAACATGCGCAATACATATCAACATGCTTCAACTTCTCAAAGCTAATTTGCTACCATCTTCCCCAATGAAGAAAGCCCTAATTTCTGGCTGCACAGGCCAAGACGGCAGCTACCTATCCGAACTACTCCTGTCATTGGGCTACGAAGTTCACGGCATTATTCGCGCATCTTCATCAATGATACAACAGTCACCGAGGCTGTTCAACTGCTATTTAAACCCGAACTTCTACACCCATTACGGTGACATGACAGACCCGTTAAGCCTTGAAAGGGTATTGACGGATGTTATGCCAGATGAGGTGTACAACCTTGCCGCACAAAGTCACGTAAGGATTTCGTTCGATATGCCACAGTTTACGGTTCAAACCGATGGCGTAGGCGTTATCAATCTACTGGAATCAATGCGGAGGGTATGCTCAAAGGCTCGAATGTACCAAGCAAGCAGCAGCGAAATGTTCGGGCTAAGTGTAGATGCGGACGGATACCAAAGAGAAGGAACGCCACTTAACCCAGTCAGCCCTTACGGGTGCAGCAAGGTGTTTGCGTACAACGTTGTGAGGCATTACAGACGCGCATACGGCATGCACCTTAGTAACGGCATTCTGTTCAATCATGAAAGCCCAAGGCGTGGCGTTGATTTCGTTACGAACAAGGTCGTGAAGGGCGCGGCAATGATAGCACATGGCAAGCAGAAAGGTTTGGAATTGGGGAACTTGGACGCGTCACGGGATTGGGGTCATGCAAAGGATTATGTCAAGGTCATGCACTCCATGCTTCAATTAGATGAGCCAACGGACTACGTGTGCAGCATGATGGAAACGCATACTGTGCGCGAATTGTGCGAGTTTGTGTTTCAGTACTTCGACATGGATTACAACGACCATGTTACGGTCAATCCTAAATACCTACGCAGCGAGGAGTTGCCATACCTTAAAGGTGACTCCACTAAACTGCGCACTGAATTAGGGTGGTCGCCTACCTACACCTTTGAAAGTATGCTCACCGAAATGTGCGAACATTGGGAGGATGTCATTTTCGGTGTTGAATCGCATAGGTAAATAATTCATAACTTCGCCACCATGAAAGCGAAACCAAAGCCAAAGCCTTGCAAACCGTGCGGACGATAGCGGATGTTCAAGCTATCTTAATGCAAGTACTTGCAGCGGAAAAGGCGGCAGGTAATTCAGTGACTTCGATACTTAGCCCGAAAGAGCTAAAGGTTCCAGAGTATTACGAGGGCTATAAACTTGCCATTGAGCAAAAGAAACGCATTCGAGCGCATTCAGACCCCGACTACTTCCCTGCCGATCTGTTCAAACTACGCTCACCTTCACAGACAGAGGAAGAGACGGAGTATGTAAAGGCGAATTACAAATGCACGACCTATCCAGTATGGGGAGATTTCATTCAGACCGCGCAACGTGCTTTGATTGATAGCAATTGGGGCATAAAATACCCCGCAGAAGAAGAGGCATTCAGAGACTACGTTCAAAGCCAGATCGAGCAGTTCGGCAGCATCGAGAACTACATGAAGAGTATTCTTGTAGAATTGAAGCTGAAAGACCCGAACGGAATAATTGCCATAAGACCAAAGTCCTTTGACGTGGTGAATATCACCGATGAGGACGGCAAGGAGTATCAGATTGTTGACGACACCAAGCCGTTTAAACCGTTGCCTATTTACTTTCCGTGTGAAAGGGTTGTGGCTAAAGACGCGGGTAAATGGTACATGGTTTTGACCACTGATAAGACATTCATCGAATTAGGCGCAAGGCAGCAGAAAGTTGGGCGCGTGTTTGAATTGTACGATGAGAATGCGGTATGGAGAATAGAACAGACGGGCAAGGCTACGACACCATCATTCTACATCTATCCGTGGTACACGCACGATTACAAAAGAGTACCTGCTACTGAATTAAAGGGTGTGCCGCGAATGAATGATGACGGTACGATATTCTGGCAGTCTCCATTTTATTCAGCGGTCGGCCTTCTTGACTTTGCCTTGATTGGGGCGAACGTAATGCAGACGGTATTGAGTAGGCTAATGTTTCCGATGCCAGTAATGGAAGGTGACGAGTGTGATTTCAGTGATGAAGATTACACTTGTATCCGAGGCACATTAGATGGCGTTGGCGCAAAGAGTGGTAAGAAGTGCAGTCAATGTGGAGGCACTGGAATAAAGAATAGGATAAGCCCATACGGAGCCTACCTATACAAGCGCGCAAGCTCGATTGAATCAGAATCAAAAGCCGCAAGTAACCCTGTGCAGTATGCTTCACCGCCTACGGATAGCGCAGAACTATCCCTGAAAGTGGTTGACAGGAACGAGGCAAAGGCACGCGACATGCTGCATTTGAAGCCGCCAAGTGTACAAGTTAACGGCACAACCGCAACAGAGGTAAGCAAGGACAACAAGGCCATGTATGCCTTTATCTTGCCCATATCTAATCAGATATTCGACCTTTACCAGTTCATCCTTGACGCTACGGAGTTTCAATTCCTTAACCGCGAAGATTTCCCGCGTGTTGAGCTTACTTACCCGTCATCATTCGACTTCAAAACGGAGGGTGATTACTTGGAAGAACTGAAATTCGCCCGTGAAGCAGGTGCGCCCGATGTTGTTATTCATGCGTTGGTATATCGCTTGCTTTCAAACATGTTCTTCACGGAGGGGGAAACAGCCAAAGCATTTGAGGTGTTGGTACTTGCGGACAGGCTCATGGCGATGTCGCCCGAAGTGGTATCTTTGCGTAAAGCACAGGGAACCATAACTAACGCTGAACTACTGATTCACGATAGCGGCCTTACATTGGTAAACAGGCTAATGATGGAAGACCATGACTGGATCAATAAGGACATCGAAGTAAAACTTCAAAGCATAAGGACATTGGCCGAGCAATTAGCCCCAGAACCCACAAACACACTAACCCGAATAGCATTAGGCGAATGAGTAGACTAATTAGATGCGTGATCACGCGCGAAAAGAAAAACCCGAAAGAACGTTTCATTCTGTTGTCTGCGTTGGCGGGTGACATTGAACGGGTGGAGAAAACATTGGGCGGCACGATTTCAGTAGAAGACCCCACGATCACGGAAGATGAAGGCTATTCAATTGCCAACAATTTCCCACACTTCGGACATGGTAAAGGAAAGGCAGCTCCATTGCCGTTTGAGTTGCCTAAAGCTGCGGAGTTGCCGAGTGAAACAACCGAAGAAACAGACCCCGTACAACCTAAAAAACGTGGCCGCAAACCGAACCAACAGTAAACACTAACCCGAACAGAAATAAAACAAAAATGGAAGCAAGCGAAATACTCGATTACCTTGGATTGAAGGACGTTAAAGACGTTGCTGAGTTCAAGTCGAAGTTCAATGAAAAACACATAAGCCGCGAGATGGCTACAAGCGATCCTGAAATCAAAGCGTCAATAACGGGTGCGACTTACGGGTCAATCTTCCAAGAAGCCAAGCGCACATTCAAAGAGATAGGCGTTGAGTTTGAGGACGGTGAAGTACCAAAGAATGATGTGAAGAAGCTCTTTGAGGTCGGAAAGACCAAAGTATCAACTCGTCTTGAAGAACTCACAAAAGCAGCCCCTGACGTTGAGAAATGGCAGAAAGAGATTGAAAAGAAGGACAAGAAACTGAACGACCTTTCAACTCTATTCGAGTCAACCAAAACACGCCTTGCAGAAGTTGAGGCCGAGAAGACCACAGCGGTAAAGGGTGTGAAATTGGACATTGCAAAGAAGGAGATCTACGGTCAGATCAAGTTCAGCGAGACGGTACGACCACTTGAGCGAGACGGTTTTGACACCAAGATCAATAAGCTATACAAGCTCGACATTGACGATGAGACGGGGTCCGCTATAATCCTTGACGCGAAGACAAACCAAAGGATTCAAAGCCCTGCAAAAGCCTCTGAATTTGCAACCCCGATTGAAATTTTAACGATTGAGGCAGAAAAAGAAGGGCTACTTGCAAAAGCGAATCAAAAATCTGTAAATTTGCAAACGCAACAGCGGCAGCAATTCACGCTAGATACTAACTCAGACGGGATAGTAAGGAACAAGATTAAGCCAGCTAACGCCAAAGGGTAACAGCAGCAATTTGCCTATGACGGGGGCATGATAACCGTCTTTTTTGGTACACCGCTTGGAGCCATGAAGTCTAAGCACAACCATTAAAGACTTAAAATCATGTCTTACGTAAATACAGTAATTGACTGTGTCAAGATTCAAGGAATGCTCGAGGATCATTGGGCATCACCGCTTCCACTATTGAAGGCGCAGGAGGCATTACCTCATTTGGCCTATACGCTTTCACCGCAGAACAACACCGCTGACATTGCCATTTCTGATGGCCGTGGAAAGACGCGAACGGTTGAGGTAATCTACTCACAACGCCTTATTGAGTCAGACATTCAAGAGAACCTTACTCATGGATGTTCTGCGCAAGGAGGCAACGAGGACAAGGTGGCAACGTATGAGATGGACATCACCCAGAACATCGGGTCAGAGTTTCAGTTGGATACGATGGATCTTGTCGGAGTATGTGAGGACGATAACGCTTACATTGCTCGCAGGATCGAGGAGCGTCTGGCGGGTATGCGTTTGAAAATGGCGCAGCGCATTGCAACCGATACCGTTGCCGAACTTGGCAAATGGGCAAGCAACGTGGAGAACGTGACATCTGATAACCTGATTGTTCAGGCTTGGATCAACAACCAAACATATCAACCAAACCCTTCATTGTGGTCAGACCTTGATATGGCGATGTTGCTTTCTCAATTCGGTGAGGCTGGCATCTTTGGTGATCAGATCCTTTTGAAGGCAGCACGTGCTGCATCTGTTGGTGGAACTGCCGACTTCGGAATCAACCTTCGCGACATGCTTGAAAAGTATGGCAAAGGCGTGTTCTATGATCGTTTCGTAACTGCTGCATTGACAGCAGGTGCAGGTGGTCAGAACTCGATCGCCCAAGCCCTTGGAGCCGCGCAGGTGGTGTTCTGGAACAAGTATGCTAACCCTGCATTGGTAAAAGGTGACGACAGCTCAAAGGCCACGGTTATCAATGATCCAGTGTTCGGATACCCAATTGACCTTCGTCTGTATTGGGATTGCGATGTGCTCAATGTTAAGTTGATCACTACTCCGTACCTGATCACATTGCCAGACGACATGTTCAAAGTGGGCGACCGCCTGAATGGCGTTAACGGCCTTGCGGGTATCGAGGTTGACAACTGCGCAACCGCTGAGCCTTGCCCAGCGTAATAAGAAACTCTGTTCGGGAGTGACTGAGAGGGGTAACGGGTCATGCCGACCCCTCTTTTCTTTTTAATACCTTCACGACATGGATTGCATAGAAAATGTACTTGGACTAAAAGGAGGATGCGCGGAGCTTTCGTCTACTCAAAGCGTCTTTCTCAACAGCTACGTTAATTACAGCGAACTTGCGCAGATAGTTGACAGCAACGAACAAGCAAGCGTGGAGGCGTTCTTTCGTGAGCGTAGGGCATTGGCTGTGCAACAGATAATAGCGGAGATTCAGGATTACAATAGACCGTCCTACAAGTTTCCGAGCATTGTGGTAAATGATGTGGCGGGTGAGGAGACGGAGGACTTGGAGGCATCACAGGTAACAAGTGGGCTTGTCGGCCTTGCACTAAAGAGACGCGACCCGAACACATATCTCACTTACCGCGTTAATGAGTTAATGCTATTCCTTGATTACACAGGCAACGTCACCGTTTTAGCGATTGACCTTGACACAGGCGTGACCCTTGAAAGCACTGTGATTGCGACAACAGCTGGGGGCATCACATCGAAATACGTGGAGTGGCTATTCCCGAACAGGAATATAGCTATTGTATTTGATGCCACTGGAAAGAACGGATACCGAACGCGACTGCATGGTGACGGATGCGCGGGGTGTAATAACGGATGGGTAAGTTGCAATAACGCAGTGAACGGCAAGCAGGTGAAGTTCCCTGCACTGGTCGTGACCAATAACACCGCATTAGGTGCAAGCGATATGGGCGGGTTGAAGGTTCGATATAATGTCGAATGCGATCACGCAACATGGCTGTGCTCAATACGCGCCAACCTCGCTATTGCTGTGCTATGCAAAACATCGGAGTTGACAATGGAGTATGCCTTATTCCAGACGGCGAGGGAGAACGTGAAAACGAAACTCGACAGAACACTTGTCGAAAAGCGGCAACTAATGTACCACGACAAATACACGGATGCAATGACTCGGTTATTCTCCACGATGACCCCGCCAAGTGACCCGAAATGCTTTCTTTGCAAGCGAACGAGTAAATACGTAACCATGCTATGACGGCACTTCGCGCAGGTGTATTTGAGTGCCATTACAAGCTATGGTCAAAGTATTGGAATGGATCGGTAATAATTGAACTATGTCTGAACTGACGATTTCACAATGGGTCAACAAGCAACGCCAACTACAGGCACAGATTCGCTTGGGTAAGCCTTTGGAAATTGCAGCAAGGACTGTACACTCAATGCGGACGCTTAGGATATTTCACGAGGGTAAGAACAGTGCGGGTGGTTCGATAGGCTCATACAATCGAACTAAGCCGCTATACGTGGCTGATAAGAATTTGAGGCGCGCAGGTTCGCATAGGGGTAAGACTGGCAAACGAATAAAGACGACCGCGTTCCCAAGTTACTACGCTTTGAAGCGACAGCAGGGGTTCAATCCAAACATCGTTAATTTCAGATTGACGAACGACCTTCAATCAGATTTTGCAAATGCGCGACTAAGCAAAAACAACGATTCACCACCAACTTCACCACCTATTAAAGTAAGCCCACAGCTTTGGAAAGAGGAATTGAGAAGGCAAGAAAACGTTGATAAACTTACGGGGTTAGAACGTAAATTTGGCGAAGTAACCGCGCCAACGCAAGAAGAACGAGACACATTTCAGAAAGTGGGAAACTTTGAAATGATGAAGCTACTAAAGACATACGGATGGTAGAGACTATCATATCATATTTGAACGCCAAACTCGAAGGCACGGGGTACTTTCATTCGCTTTATTGTTTGGTGGAGAAAAAGAAGGAACCGCGCGAAGAAGGTGATTTCGTTTACCCTGCAACTTACGTGGGTGGTGGAGACTTGGAGCTTGTCGAATTTGATTCAGCAGGATTCGCTTACTTCCGAAAGAATGGCGATTTTGGGCAGTCCGTTGTTGCCAATGATTTAGGCCAAAAGCAGTTATACTCTATTGATCTTCCTTTCCGATTGGTTGCAATGGTAAGGCGGCAGGATGTAGTGACGGATGATTCTTATTCTCCAGATAGATTAGCGCGTGAACTCGCAAGCGTTCTTACTTTCAGAAATGGCGACCTACGAACATTCCTACAGGCTTCACGAGTAACGGTAACGTCTGGGTCGTGGACTACAAATCCTGAACAGATATGGACGGACGAAACCGATGGAACTGGCAGAATTGAGCCTGACTATTCCCGTGCATTCATTGCAATGGATGTAACTGTTAACGTACTTGCGGATGAGGGATGTATTCGTTCTGCATGTACTGATGAACCCGACATTCTTCGCCTGTTCAATTTCTGCGACCCTACGGTTGTTGCAAGGTTGACCGATACGCAGGTCGCATGTTTAGAGGCTGCACTATGCGAACCATGCGCAGACGCAACCGTAACCGTCAACACATCCCCGTTCGGAACAGCCCCAAGCGGAGGCAGTCTAAACGTTCCAGTGGTCAACGGAGGCGATAACCCTGTTGGCAGCAAGCAAGGTAGCGAATGGGTGATAGGAAACAACTCAACATTCATAAACGCCACGCAGGTAACGGATCAAGAGGCGGAGGTTGACGCTAATATCTTTGTGACGCTGAACGGCACTCAAACGGGAACTTGGAACGCGGGAATACAGACGTGGGAGGTTACAAGTGCAGCCCCTACGCTATCCGTTTCCGTTTCAAACGCTAATCCGCAAGTAGGCACATCAATTACTATTACAGCGACACCCACAGGATTTACCCCTACCAATTACCTGTTCTTTGCCAAGCAGAACGGCTCAATAGAGTATATCGGTCAGAACGCACTTGGAGCAATATCTTGGACGGTAAGCGTGTTTGGAGCCTTTGACATCTACGTGCAAGCCGATAACAACGTTGCGGCAAGTGCATTCAACATAGGTGGTGAATCTATCACGTCATTTGTGACCATCACCGCTAATGTCTTGTATGTGAATGCCTCTGACCCTAACAGCTACGCAGGTTCAGGAACGGCATGGAACGACCTTAGTGTAAGCAATAACGATGTTACATTGGTTAACGGGGTCACTTGGGACGGGCAGAGTATGCTATTCAACGGGACGAATCAATACGCGCAGGCAGTTGATTCTGCATCATTGGATATAGTAGGGGCTATCAGCATCACGGTGTGGATAAAGTCAACGGACATAACGGACGGGGGCATCATATCAAAGAGTGATAACGCGAATAAGTATTTCGGGGGTTCGTCCGTGAAGGTTTACGAGATAGGTCGATTTGGGAATCAGGTATACTTGCAGCTATCCAGCGGGATAACTACGAGCGCGCTTATCCTCTCTATTGCCCAAACAGCAGCGATATACAATGGCGCATGGAACTCGATAACATTCACTTGGGATGGAACTACCACAGCTAACGGCATAAAATACTACTTGAACGGAGTATTGACAGCACAAGCAACGGCTGCCATAACATCTATTCAGTCGTTGGCATCTACTTTGAACATAATGGGTGCAGGTTCATACTTCACACAGGGTAGGATAGGTGCGGTTCTGCTTAACAACTCCGCGTTATCGTTGGCACAGATAACCGCAAACTACAACTCATTAAGGGCGATATTCCCATGATAACCTATGCTTTTTTTTCAGTAGCAGAGTTGCCAAAGGTTGACTTTGATCGGGTCAATGAGACAGCGGTCGATACGCTTCGCTACTCACTGGATGGGTCGATGATATTTGTGCATTGGAATGAATCACAGCCCGAATTTTTGTCTAATATAGAATGTGAAATAGTTACATCGGATGAGGCATTGCAGATACTTGAAGGTAATGACTGGATAAATAATAACGATTGGTTAAAGGAATTGGAACGCCTAAACCAAATGGAAACGAACAATGAGAATGAATGAGTTGATAACCAACTTGCAAGAACAGTTCACGTTTGCGAAATTCAAGCTGCCCATGTTAGCGGCTGCGATACTTGCACCTTGCCTTGAGTTCTTTAAGGAGTTCATATTCAACGACTGGAAGTTCATGGCGTTCATGGCTGTGTTCATCGTCCTCGACACCATTACAGGCGTTGTGAAGGCATGGAAACGCGGAACGGTATCATCGCAAGGCTTTACGGGCGTAATGCTAAAGGTGTTCGTCTATGGCGCATTCGTGATAGTGCTGCACGGCCTCGAATCGTTCAGCGAGAAAGCAGCGGTACAGATGGCGTTTGATTGGGTAGGCACATTGGGATATGCTGCCGTACTTGTTCGCGAGGCCATAAGCATTATCGAGAACCTTGGCGCAATTAAGAAGGGGCTGATTCCAGAGTGGATATTAGCCAAGCTGAAAGACTTTGATCAAGACGGAAATATCAATGGCAACTAAGCAAACCACAGGAGGGCAGTATAGAAAGCGAGTGCGAAGGAAACTTGGGCGGCATCGGAAATATCGCGGCAAAGGTTTCAAGGCGTATCGTGGACAAGGAAAATGATTAGATTTGCCGTTCAATATGCCTTTGGCTTGTTGACTACAGAAGCCTTGACGCTGTGCCGTATCCGCGTTAACCCCACCAGCAGCTTTCTAAACTGTTTCGGTGGGGTTTCTTTTTGGCCTATATTTGTGATATGAAAGCCATACTACTCGCCTCATATTACGCCCATCTATCAGCCGCAAAGGAACTTGCATTGATCCTACCTATTGACAACCCGCGTAGAATTTCGGTAGAAAAATCACTGAATGAATTGGCTGCAAAACTGAATATCCAATGAAAGCAACACTGACCCGCCAACAACACGCGAAATACACACGCGGCAAGCTGACCGTTGACAACGGGTTCATATGCGACACCTTGGAATTACCTTGGATTAATAATGCTTCACAAGTAAGCTGCATTCCAACGGGAACATACAAGGTAATCCCTCGCACGTCTCCGAAATACGGCAA